GAAAAAATCTGTGTTCAATGAGTATGATGAAGATGGTGATGGCGTTGTATCTGATGAAGAACTGTCTCATGTAAAAGAAATAAAAGAGACAGAGTCAAAACTTAGAAAGCAGATAGCACAGCTTAGAATGGCCAGATACACACTCATAGGCATGGGTGTATTTACTGCTGCAATGTTTTTTATGCCAGTAGAAAAAATTAACGCATTATCTGATATCAGCAACTTACTCTATATATCTGGTGCAGGTATTGTTGGCACATACATGGGTACAACAGCCTGGATGGCAAGAAAATAAGTGACATGGCTATTGGTTGTTTTTCTTTCAGGTACAGTACAGGAGAGCGTTTATTTCAGTGATCTGGATGCGTGTCTTAGAGTTGCAGCAAAAATTAGATCGCAAAACCTCGATCCCTCACTCGCAGGAGACAGCAAGATATGGGTCAAGGCTTATTGCGTTCCTAAATCTGTTCCTAAGAAAACTGAAGATAAGTGACAGAGTTAGAAGAAAAAGTATTGCTGCTAAAGATGCGGCTCAAAAAATACAGAAAAGACTTTGACCACATTCTAAAGCAGTCAGAGTTAGATAAAGCCATACTGGTTTTAGATGATAATCCACATTTACTAAGGACAAACAATGGCAGTCAAAAAGAAAAGGAAGTTCGCAAAAGTACCTAAGACAAAAGGTGGTGTACCTAAAAAATATGTGCGTGGTGCTAAGAACCCAAAGGCTAGAGAAGAAGAAATAAAAAGAACAGCTAGACTTTACAGGCAAGGTAAACTGACACCTGCCATGATGGATCGTATCTCAAAGAGAAGGAGTAGAGGCTGAT